GGCAATACCGAAATTGATCGCACAAATACCAACGATCATAACGAACATAAAAAATGAGTTTTTATCCGTGGACTGGGGAAAAATCGGGTTAAATATCATAAAAGGAATCGCGAACGGATTAGCAAATGCAGCAGGAGCATTGTGGGACGCGGTAAAAAGTGCGCTGGGAGACTTTAAAGACAACATATTAGGCTTCTTCGGGATTCATTCGCCTTCGCGCTGGGGAGAATACGTAGGTAATATGATCGATCAAGGAATTGCAAACGGAATTTCGGGCGATGCGAAATTAGTAACAGACTCCGCGAACCTTGTAAAAAAAGCTGCATATGACCCATTGACAACAGATCTATCATATACGACAAACATCGGAAAAACAGGGAACGAAAACGGGAGACGCGGCATCGAAGAAAGACTGGATGCACTAGAAGAAGTGCTGATTACTATAGCAGGGAAAAAGCAAGAAGTTACAATGCTTTTAGACAGACGAGAATTAGGCAGAGCTTTGTTGGAAGTATAAAGGTAAAGCAAAAATGATACGATATATCAATTCAGAAGGAAAAGAATATAAATTTTACGATGCAAGAGTGAGAGCAACAAGCGGAAATTTTCACAAGCACGCTTGGACGCCGGAAACGAGCAAAAGAAAAATAGGAGAAACTGTACAAGGTTTTGAGAAAGACGCGGCGGAGTACGAAATCACTTTTACGGTTAGAGGAGCGTTGGAAGATCGAAAAACATTTTTGGATGAAATGCAGGATGCGTTCGAAACAGATGTTTTACTAGAGAAACCGGGAAGAATTTATTTTGGGGATTATTACATAGATGGGTTTGTAACATCGTCCGAAACAAAAACGTCGGATATAGCAGTCTATTATTCACAAAATAAGGTGAAATTGTATTGTCCACGTCCAATATGGACAAAAGAAAACCCGTATACGTTTCACAGTTACGGCGTATCGTCATCTGATAATAAACGCTACCCTGGGCGTTATCCTCACCGCTACGCAAATGGCATGAACAACACATACATCCAAAACCATCATTTTACAGATGCAAATTTTACACTTGTAATTTATGGGCCGGTCGTAAACCCTCAAGTCATCATCGGAGATAAAAGCTATTTAGTTAATATTGTTTTGGAGCAGGGAGAACGGTTGGAGATAGACAGCCGCACGAGGACCGTTACAAAAATATCAAAAAACGGTGAGCAAGTCAACGCGTTTCATAACCGGGAAAAAGGAAAGAAATTTTTTAAAAAGATCCCACCCGGACGGCAAAAAGTTGTATGGTCGGGTAAATTTGACTGGGATCTCGTGATCTACGAAGAAAGGAGCGAACCAAGATGGAGCGGGTGGAAGCAGCGCTAAATGGGAGCGCGCAGAATTTACCGGAAATCGGAGAAAATCGCTATCAAGGAAAACTAAACGCGCCGGCAACGAAAGCGAAAGAAGTGGTTTACCCGGTAATGATTACCGCAACTGGGGATAATGGTGGAGTAACGAAAGAAACTCGGGACTTGATTGTACGAAATGCAGATCTATTTCCGCTGGAATTTACCATTGCCCGAAAAAACGGAGAAGAGCTGGGATTTTTAGATCAGAGCGTTGCGATCGACATGGATCTTGGAGATGCGGACGACTTTGAAATCTGCTTGCCGCAGGAAGAGTGGACAAAAGAGCGGTACTGGTACGGAAATCGCATTTTTGTACCGAGAACAGAATACGGCGGAATCCTAAACAGTCTTGAAGTGATGACCAAAACGCAAGAAATTGTGTGGTGCGGCACAACGTGGAGAGGACTGCTAAAGCGAAAAATCATAGAACCGCCGGAGGGAAAGGATCACCTGACAGTAAGCGGAGATTTAAACGATATTTTGAGAGATCTTATCAAAGACCGATTCGACGGTCTTTTTTTTGTGCCGGAAGAAAAGGCAGGGATCACCGTCACAGGTTGGCAGATCGACCGATACGTCACGTTATATGATGCAGTCGATAAAATGTTAAGCGCTCAAGGATATCGCCTGCAGATCAGCTACGTTGAGCCGGAAAACCTTGATTATGGATACGTTTCCGTCAGAGCCGTACAGATCAAAAACTATTCGGAAACGCTGGAATACTCGCAAGATGGAGAGGTGCAGTTTACCGTAAAAGATTACAGAGGTGGCGTGAATCACTTAATCTGTGCCGGAAAAGGACAAAACGAAGAAAGGATCATTCTGCATTTATACGTCCAAAAGGACGGGAGCATCGGAAAGACCCCGTATTACACTGGACTTGAAGAAAATGAAGCGGTTTATGAGTTTTCGAGCGCAGACAAAGAAAAGCTGGAAGAGGATGGAGCAAAGCGTCTAAAAGAGCTGCAAAACTATAAAAGCATCGACGTAAACGTAGAAGGGATCGACTTGGAAATCGGCGACATCGTCGGCGGATATGAAGAAATTACAGGAACGAGACTACAAAAGCCGATCGTTAGAAAAATCATAAAAACAAAAAACGGAAAAACAACAACAGAATATAAAGTAAAAGGAGATGACTAGATGGGAGAACTGAAAGGAATTACAATCAATACCGACCCAGCGGCGGAGGCACATATTTACGCGGAAGACGACGCGGCGATTTATCAGAGCATTGTCGGATCAGATGGGGTCATGATGATCGGCCAGCAATGTGAAAGTCAGGTGATCAGTAACAACAAAGTACGAGTAAAAGACGGAGTTATCGTAGTAGGCGGACATTTTGCCCGCATCCCGTACGGAGATTATATTGACTGTGAGATTGTCAACGGGCAATCCGGCAGAAACCGAAACGACATCATCATAGCAAAATTCATCACTACGGGAACAGGTGGCATCGACACCTACACATTAGAGGTCAAACAGGGCGCATCCACAACCGGGTCGGCAACGGATCCGACGCTGACACAAAACAACCTCTACGAATCGGGAAAAATCAGGGAAATGCCGCTCTATCGAGTGGTA